TGTTGTAAGACTATAATAATACAATATAAATCATATGTCAAATGATAAAATAAAAAAACATATAATTATTTTAAGATTCAAAGAAACACAAAAGAATTAAAATTTTAATGAAATAAGATGTTGCTTTTTCGGAGGCGTAAGTAGATAATTTTTTTTTGCTCGTGCCGCCCCCGCAAAGGAGCACAACCAACCAACGGTTAGGCGGCACTTGTTTAACACACCTTCGATAAGTGCAAAGGCTCTTTTCTTATAGCAGCACTTTGTGTTTTTCGCAAGAAAAAACGGGCTGCATTATAATGTCGAACGATTCGTTAAATCACTTCAACGCCGATATATTCGATGCTTTAGAGGGTCCGAATTTTACAATAGCGCAGAACGGAACCAGAGTTTACAAAAGAGGAGCTGCAAAAAATAAAAAAGCGGGCGCTATGAATAACTAAATGCAATTATACTACGAATTTACGTTTTAAAAATTAAGAAGGTTGTTTAACAAACTTGAGACGTAAAAAGGTTTAATTTTAAAACTATTAAAAAGGAGCACAACAATGAAAAAATGGAACGATCAACAACAAACTATAAATTCTAAAGTAATTCCCGAGATCTTAAAAAAAGATCCACGCTCTTTGAGCAATAAAGAGCTTTTAGAGTTTATTCCACATATCGAGTCTTTAAAAAAAGATATGCGGGTAGTAGACGAAGTTATTAAATCTGAACTCAATAAAAGGTACGGAATGAAAGCGGAAGAACTCTTAAATCAAAAGGGGCCGCTCGAATACGGAACGGTCTATATCAAAGACGGAACTTATGACATCAAAGTTACGAAGCCTAAAAAAATTTTGTGGGATCAAATGAAGCTTGAACAGTTCAGAAATAATTGCGGAAAAGAGGGCAAGGATTACGTCAAAGCCGAGTTTTCTTTGCTAGAAACGGTTTATTTGAACGCACCGGATCATATCCGCGGCGCATTGTCCGAAGCACGCACGATAGAAGCGGGCCCGACGAAATACGAAATTTTGAAAAAGGAGTAAACATATGTCTAAAAAATGGAACGAGATCCCCGGGCGCAACGAAAACTCGATAAACTGGAACGAAGTCGAAACAAAATATAATAGAGACTCGAAAGAAACGGCAAAGCCAAAACTCTTAATGTTAAGAAAAACAGAGAGAGAAAGACCGGGAAAAGCTATCATAATATACGGAGATTCGGGGGTGGGGAAAACTACGTTTACCTACGGCTTTCAAACTTCGAAGAATGAAAAAACCGTTTTTACGTTTGACTTACATCGCCGCAATTATAGCGTATCGGGATGGAAGATAAACGGAGCGGTCGTACCGGAAGTAGACGTTGATCAAGATTTTGAAGGCTGGGGAATGAATCCCGAGCTTTCTCCCGCCAATAGATATGAGAATTTTTTAAAGCAAATAGAGTCTCTATGGGATTCGGAATATAAAACGATAATATTCGACGGCATAAGCGTTATAGCGGAACTAATATGGTCGATATTAGATCAACAAATGATTGCCGAGATACGTAAAGAAGGGGTCTTAGGAGCTCAAAATTTAACTTACGGGAAAGGGCATAATCAAGCTAAAGCTCTGTATGACCGTTTCGTAAAAGCGGCTATGTTTCTTGCAAGGATCAAGGGCAAAACGCTTATATTTATCGATCATCTAAAAATAGGATCGGAAGACATAAATACCGAGATAGCTAAAATTAAGATAAAAAAAATACATCCTCTTTGCTGTACGAATTTCCAGAGCCTTTTAATACGTGAAGTAGACTGCATCTATCCGATCGAGCGGGCCTATGAAACAAACGTTCAAGTCTCTAAAAACCGCAAAAACGGCCCCGTCTATTTAGAAGACATCGGCGGCAAATATAACGGCCCGATTCTACTTACAGACCCCGATTCTAATTTAGACTATACGATAAAAAATGATTTTTTCGGTATTAGAGACAGGATTTTACCGACTTATAAAGATTTTATGAAAGCTATTAAGGAAAGTTTCGATACGTATAGAGTGAATCCAAAAAAAGTTACAAAAGAAGAAGCCGCGGCGGAAGAAGCGATCGAAGATTCGGATTACGAAGAAATAGAAGAACAAGAAGTTATGGTTGATTCTATAGAAAATGAACGCTTAGAAAGCGGGGTAAAGAATGTGCAAAATTGAACTCGCATATAAACTCTCGATTTTAGAGAAGTTAAAACTTTCTCATTATCCGCACGAGCTAAGCTTAACGGATCCGATTGAAAATTTTCTAGCTATAGAAGGCGAGATGCTAGAAGGAGAGGCTGCTTGCGCACAGGTCGGCTTGCAAGAAATTTACGAAGGATTACTAAGAATTAAAAAAACATTAAACGAAGGGAAAAACAATGAATAATTTCAAAAACGAAAGATTAAAACTAATACTAGAAATTCCGCTGAACGAAGAGAACGAGAAGAAAATCCGCGTTAGCTATCAAAACGAAGATCTTACGGCTTCACAAGAAGCTATATTTAAAAAGGCTTCGGAAAATTTTTTGAAATGGTGCTCTTCTTCTTATTACACGAAGTTTTTAAAGGGTCTAGACGAGATAACGAAAGTACATTGTCTTGATCTTATTAAAATTGGAATCAATGCGGGAATAGATCCCAAAGCTATTAGAGACGACGAAGGCAAGGGCCCACTGCACTATGCGGCGGGCGGAGCTTGTACCGAAATCGTGAAATATCTCGTTGAAGAAGCGGGGCTAGACTTACGCGATAAAGATAATCTCGGAAATACTCCGCTTCATTATGCGTTTGCCGAAAAAGTTCGCTCAAAGTTTTTCTCTTGTACAAACGACGAAAAGCGGGCGGCGTATGATGCGACTATAGATTTTTTGTTAGAAAAAGACGACGAGCTAATCTATAACGACGAAGGATTACAAGCCGAAGAATACGGCGAGCAAATATATACTGAACTATTAGAAGAGGAGGAGAGGGAAGAGAATAGAAGACTAGAAGAAAAATACGGGCCGATGGACGGCTTACGAGACGATTATTAAATTAAAGGAGTTACATGGATAGAGAAATAGTAAAAAAAATCAATAAAATTACGGGTATGCACTGCAAATTAGAACGCATTAGAGCAGGATATGGAATCAAAGAATTTGCAAAATATCTTGGCTGCTCGTCACAAAATATAAGCTCTTTCGAACTTGGAAAAGCTTCTATAGTTGGGTGGAAGCTTGTAGTAATTATGAAAACTTTCAATATAGATTCTAAAGCTTTATATGAAGAAATAGAGCAAGAGCTATCTAATAAAAAGCAAAGAATAGAAGATAATTCGGATCTACCGCTGATTAATTTAATTAAAGAGGAAAAAAAATGAAATCAAAAATACGAAGGGCCCGAGGGCCCCTTGCGAGCGCTTCTATAATCTGCGAAGAAAATTTCTACGTTTGCCGGCTAAAAGTAACTGAAATTAAAAAAAGTTGCAACATTATTATTTTAGCGGGGAGATTGTGGATATGAATCCTTTTCGCAAAGCGGCCCTTTTTAACAATATAAAGTTTTTTGAAAAATTCGTAAGAGATTGTGCGGAAAATAAATACGCACTAAACAGAGTTATAGACATAAAAGAAGGCATGAGCGCTTTATTGTTAGTTACTTCTTACGCAAAGCTCAAGCTAGCTAAATTATTGCTTGAAGCCGGAGCCGATGCGCTCAAACGTGACAAATACGATAGAACGCAGCTTGTAGTAGCGATTCAAGCCGGCTGCGAAGACTTATTAGATTTGTCTTTACAATATGCCGGCGACTTAAATTATAAATGCAAAGACTATTCGCCGCTTGCCGTTGCAACGTCCCTGGGGTCAAATAAAGCGGTAGAAAAAATGGTCAAAATGGGCGCGGATCCGCATTTTATTATAGCCGGTTCCGGCAAAAACGCGCTGCATATTTCATATTTAGCGGGAAATCATAAGCTTGTTCAATTTTTTTTAGATCTAAAGGTGGATCAAGAGCTAAAAGATTCATACGGAAGAAAGCCGAAAGAATACGATATAACTTTAATTAAAAACAAATCAAAAGATGGAGAATAAAAATATGAATGCTAAAAAAACAAATTTAGATTGTTTAGAATTAATAAAAAAAGAGCAAAGAAAACAAAGAAGATTAGATCTTAAATTACTAAAAGCAATAAAGCATTATCGTCGTCATTATAGTAATAGAGATCATTACTACAATAATGCACTTAAAGAATTTATTATAAAACTAATAGAAAAGGGCGCGGACGTGAACGCTCGCGACATAGATGGAAATACCCCGCTACACTGGGCGGCAAATTTTGGTAACGTTGAGTCTATAAATCTTTTGCTCAAAGCCGGAGCGGACGTAAAGAAGCAATACTTGCTTTATTGAATAATTCTAAAAATACTAAATAGAATTAAAAAGGGCCTTTTCGGCCCTTCTTCTTTTCGATAAGCCGGCTAAAAATATCCTTTTTCCGTTTTCTAATCTGATAGATGCAAGGTTTGGATCGTCGAATAATTCTTTAACCGCAATTTCAAAATCTCCGGCATTTAAAGCTTTTAAGCCCTTTACGCATTTAGCAAAACTTCCCGCTCCCATATTGTAAGCGAGAGATACGAGAGCGTCGAATTTATTCTGATCTAAAGCGATCGTTACGTTTTTTTTGACCGCTTCAACCGCGCTTTTTATATCGATCTCAAATAATTTGTTCGCTTCTTCTAAAGTGATGTTTTCTATTTTTTCACCCTTTTGCCATTGATGCCCCCAACCAACGGTTGGCACGGACTCACCTTTTACTATATAAGCCGTAGGACGAAATTGTTCCCATCCTTTAATAAAGTCCTTTCCTTTTTCGCTCGGCTTCATGTACACTACATAATAATTAATATTTTAATGTTATCGCAATGTTTTCATTTTCCCAAGAGATCATTTTTTTTACCCTTTTTGCTCTTAACGTAATTCTTTATTTTAAAAATATTTCTTTAAAAGAAAGGGTAGATCGTTTTGAAGAAGAAAACGACGAATTAAAAAAAATAATACAAGCTTTTAAAGCGAGCGAAGATGCGATCAAAGACGTTAATTTTAGTTCTATGCCTGGGGTTATTAACCTCGTGCGCGAGAAAAAATTATAGTAACTCTCCGCTGCCGGAGTTTCCCGCTTCGGGAAACGAAGTAGCGGACGAACTGGAGGTATTATGCGTAAACCCGGAAAAAAACTGTGCGGCTCTAACAAGTTGGCTAAACCGTCTGTATCTGTTCAAGCTAAAATACGAAGCGGTAAAAAAAGTCCTGGGACTAAGAAAAAGTGATTAATTCGGAAGCCTTGGAATCTTTAGATTTAAGCGCTTTTTACGAAGACCTCGCATACCGCGGCCTTGATTTTATTCCGCATGAGAAACAAAGAAAATTTTTAGAAGCTCCAACTTACACCTCGCTTTTATCCGCGGGGAACGGCTTTGGAAAAACAAAGCTGGGGTGTCATATAGTCGCAAGGCACGCGCTCGGTTCTTATCCCGACGACTGGAACGGACGAAAATTTAACCGGGCGATTTCAATCTGGATAGCCGCGCCGAAATATGAAACGATTCAGAGGGTGATAATTCCTTATCTATTCGGCAACGAAAACGTTCTGGGAATGATTCCCGCCTCTTATATTTTAAAAGAAAATAGAATCGGATCATTGTTAAAAGGGGTGCAGATACGACACTCGTCCGGAGGTGTTTCGTCGCTGCTTTTTAAATCATACAAATCCCCCGCCTCTGAATTCGAATCCGAAAAAGTAGATCTAATATTGCTCGACGAGCCGCCGCCGATTAGAACTTATACGGCTTGCGTGTCAAGGCTCAGGGATGACGGACGAGGCCAGGGCATAATGATTATTACGGCTACTCCCGTAGGCGAAAGCGGTATGAGCTCAAACATACCGTTTTTCTTAGATTATATGCAACGCTACAATGAAGAAACAAAAGAACAAGAATTTATCCCGCCCGAAACTCCATATGAAGGCAAGTTTTATATGCACGGCTCTTGGGACGATTCGCCGCATTTAACCGAAGATACTAAAAACTTTCTTAGGTCGGCGATACCGGCGCACGAATTGCAAGCCAGGGAAAAAGGAATACCGAGTTTTCATGCGGGGCTTGTACATCCAGTGCCCGAGAAAGAGTTTGTTATAAATCCGATTCCTATCCCTAATCACTGGGCCAAAATATGCGGTATGGATATAGGCTGGGATCATCCGACGACCGTTGTTTTTTTAGCAAAAGATAGGGACTCGGGAAAAATATATCTCTATTCAGAATATAAAAAATCATATCTCAACGTAGCGCAGCACGTAACGAATCTTTCGGCTTTGGGCGTAAATAAAATCCCCACTTTTTGCGATCCATCGGGAAGACAAACCGATAAAGAGAGCGGTCGTAGGTTAATAGATAGTTATCGTCAGGCGGGACTAAATTTAATCCCGAGTAGGTACGCTAAAGAATTTGCCGTTACGGAAATCAATAAAATGCTTGCCGAAGGAGACTTTAAAGTTTTCTCTACCTGCCGCTCGTGGCTTAGCGAATATAGGCTTTACGCTAGGGACGGAAAAGGGAAAATTTTAAAAGGCAACGACGATTTGATGGATGCTACTCAATTTGCGGTTTTAGAACTAGGTAAAGCGCGGACGGAACACGAACATTCTTTACATCAAAATTATAGTCCGCCGATATTTTAAGGAGAATATATGTTATACCCAGGCGTATTTTTATCTAGAAAAAGAGGAAGGTTAAGCGAAATCGATCAAATGTTTGACTTCCCGGACGGTAAAATTTTACTTGGCCAAGGTAGTAGGCCAGTATTTGCGGACTTAGCTGAAAAACTCGAAGAATTAATGCCCGGCGCGATCAACTTACAAAGATACTACCTTTTAATCGGAAACTCTCAAAACAAAGCGGAAGCTACTTTAAAAATAGACTTTAGAAATCTTCCGCCGCTTCAAGCGGAAACCATTCTTACAGGCGATATATATAGAGGAACTCCGGGCGGAGAAATAGAAGCATCTTCCGCTTTAACGATAGCCGAAGCCGATATAGTCGCGATTAACGCGCGGTTTGCGGCCGCAAATTTCATTATGGGCAGCGGAAATTTTGCGTTAAAAAATTTAATGCTCGGCTCGCAGTTTTTAGATACGCTCAATCCGGGATTATTAAAACAAAATGCGGGCACGATTTCGATAGCGCAGGCAAACGTTGATTATCTGGCTTCCGTCACTTATAAAAACGTAGTTATCGGCAACATAAACGACAAGGGTGAATCGGCTGAAAGAATTTTATTTCAGAATTTGCCTGAGGGCAAACAGAACAATTTAATTACTTTTAACGCTTTAAGTCAGCCCGTTTTAACAGAGCGTTTAATTTTTGATCAATTTCCCGACTTTGCAACTGATTATTTTCTAATGGGAGACGCTAATAATCGCCCGGTTCTAGTTAATGAATTTAAACTAACTCATTTTCCGGACGTTCAATATAGAAATATCTTAGTCGGCTCGAATGCAAATAGATTAATAGAGTCGGATGTTTTAAAAGCAAAAGTCGTCGTAATGGAAGCTCATAATGATTTACCTAACGGCGTTTCGTTATATCTTTTGAAAGATAATTTATTGAAAAAAGATAACGATACTATAGTCAATGCTACGTTGAATCAAAATTTAATTTTTATCGGAACTAATCTTAACGAAGTGGGTACGTCCGATGTTCTTTCAAGTAAAATAGTCACTTTTTCCGCACACGCAAATTTACCGAACGCGGAGGATATAAGCGATATAGACGATGGCTTAATCATGAAACAAGGATTAGAGCTTCACTCCGCAAGTTTAACTTATAATAAAATTTGGATGGGAGATATTAAAGCAAACGTCCAGGAAGTCGATCCGCCCTTTGCCCCGATCGACGCTACTTTTATATTACAAAAATCTCATAATGATCTTAAGTCCGCTCAAGCTTTAGCTGATTTAAACGAAGCGGGAATATTAAAAACTTCGATTGTGGGAGCAATTTCTATAGCAAAAGCCGGTGGAGATGTTGCAACGGATGATTATGTAGATCCGGCAACTTTACAAACCGAAGTAGAAGGGATTCAAACAAATATAACGGAAGTACAAGAATCATTAGAAACCCAAATTGTAGAAGTTCAAACGAATTTAGAAGCTCAAATAGTAACATTGACGGGTTTTACTACTCTCGGACTGTTAACCGATTTCTTAGTAAGCATAGGGTTTACGGCGGGTTACGGAGAATATCTTTGGAGAAAATACAACCCTCTGCGCGACTATCAAAACTATACGGATACTGACAATAGAGACAAAGAAGACGAGGGAGCGAGTTTAATCTGGTTCGACTCTGACGGTTTCGATCCCGAGGGTCATCATCATGAGCCCGGTTTGAGAATCGTCGGCTGGGATTCAAGTAGTTTTTTTGAAAGTCCTTTAGCGCCTATTTCGATCGGATTATTCGGCTATCGAAACGACCTAGGGGAATATCCGATCATGGACGGATATTGTTTTAGATCCGAATTTTTTAACGACGATAGCAATAATAGACGTTATCCAAAAAATTTCGGCCTATACGAAGCTGCTGGAAATAGAGGATTCGCAGGGTTCGATAGACATAAAACATTGTTATTTTTATACGATCGCTCCTCCGCTTCTTTTACTTATTATAAAAACGTAATTCTTGATAATTCTAATATAACTTCTCCGGCTCCGACCGAGGGCGGGCATCTCGCAAATAAATCATACGTTGATTCTAAAGCTCAAGAAGAAGCGGCGGCGGTAGCATTAACCGGTACTCAAGATCAAATAGTCGTAGCAAACGGAGCTATAGCTTTAGCGGACCAGACAAGGCTAAAAGGAAAATGGTTTAGAGTGCCTACCAGCTCGGGCCCGTTTTCTTCTTCCGCGACGATCACGCAGAATGAAATATATCTTAGATGGAACCCTACTTTATGAACGAATTGATAAAAACTTAATTCATTCTTAACAATCTATAATTACAATTATAGTGCACTATTTATATCAGGGGGCGTCATGACGATTAATTCCAAAATTACGGCAGATTATAAAGTAAGTAGTCCAACGCTTGGTGATTACTATATGAACAGGATCAATAATATAACTTCGGATTCCGGCAATGTAACTATTACTATCACTGATCAAACAGAAACAATCGGCGGCGATGATTATAAAGTATCGACGCTCGATTTAGATACAAGTCAAGATCCCAATTTTACCACGCTTACGACTACTGGGAATGGAGAAATAGGCGGAACGCTCACGATAACAAGTAGTATGTCCGCCGCATCTTTAAGCACAAGCGGAAGCGCGACCGTAGGCAACGCCCTCACGGTAACCAACGGCGTATCGGCGGCTACTTTGTCAAGCAGCGGAAACGCAACAATCGGTGGGACGGCTACGGTTACAAGCAGTCTTTCCGCGGCTTCTCTAAGCACCAGCGGCAACGGAACTATTGGAGGCGCTCTTACTGTTACCGGCAATGCATCGGCGGTTGATGTTACTGCGTCCGGCAACGTGACGGCGGCTCTTTTTAAATCTGGTTCATATAGTTTTGGACCGGCGGCTCTTCCGGCATAAATTTTAAGATTTTGAATGACTATAGATAATATAGGTATTAAATTAACTTCCCCGTCAGGGGAAGTTTATATTCCCAATATTCCATGGGTAAACTCCAAAATAGCCTTAAATTTAGAAACCGCTAAAAATTATGCGGATCAAAAAATAGCCCAGGCTATTAGCGACGCACTTCCATCAATAAACGAAGCTTTCGAAGTGCAAACTGGTTACGGTGCTTTAGAATGGCTAGACGTATCGACAAATCAAACTTTTACAATTCGCGATCAAACATATATAGATTCAATAGTCGGACTATGCTTTGTTAACTCAAAAGCTTATACTGACACAAAAACCTGGACCGTCTCACAGATAACTGATTTGACAAGCTTTATCGTTGCTTTAGATTTAGCTTCTAAAACATACGTAGACGAAAAAACCTGGACTTCGGATCAAATAACCGATCTTTCGGATTTTGTAGAAAATTATAACTATTTAAATCAATCAGACTTAGAAGACTACGTATCTTCTTTAAATTTTGCTACCGAAGAGTATGTAGACGATAAAACTTGGACCTCGGACAAAATAACGGATCTTGAAGATTTCGTAGCCGACTACGTATCTTCTTTAGATCTAGCTACTAAATACTATGTAGATCATAAATTTTGGACTACTTCTCAAATCATAGATATAGCTACTTTCGTTGAAAGCTATGGTTATCAAGATGGGCCCGCGGTAATAAATTACGTAGATTCGCTAAATTTGGCTTCTAAAGCATACGTAGATGCTAAAACCTGGACCTCCTCTGAGATAACCGATTTTAATACCTCTGTCACTAGTGTAGTTGAGGGAATGAATATTTTAAACGCGGAGTTGATCGCTTTATCGGCTCTTAGTTCGACGGGAATAATAGTAAGAACCGGAGCGGCTACCTATACTTTTAGATCTATAACTTCCGACGATACCGCAGCTCTTTCGCTTACGAATCCCGCGGGAGTCGCGGGTAATATAACCCTATCTTTAAGCGCCGCCTTAAAAGCTTTAAACTCTCTTTCTACTACCGGTTTTATAGCGAGGACCGGAGCCAATACTTTTGCATGTAGAACTTTTGGAGTAGGAACGGGTCTAGCGTTATCTAATACGGGCGGAGTAGAAGGAGATCCAACGATAAGTTTAAATACCGAGCTGACCGGGTTAGCAGGTATAGCGGCAAACGGTATTCTGACCAGAACCGCCGTAGGAACTTACGCCCAAAGGACTTTACAATCCGGTACGGGAGTTTCCCTTACTTATCCCGATGGAGTAAGCGGAAACCCTATTATAGGATTAAACGCGGAGTTGACCGCATTGGCCGGTATCGCTTCAAACGGAATGCTGGCTAGAACCTCTAGCGGAACTTACGCGCAAAGAACTTTTGGGACTGATAGTAATATAAATATTTTATATCCGGACGGAGTCGCAGGCAACCCAACTTTTAGCCTTCAAAGCAGAGTTACGGCGGGAACTTATACCGCGGCGGACGTTACGGTTAATGAGCAAGGAATTATAACTGCAATAGCAAACGGTAGCGGAGGGGGGGGCGGAGGTACTATAACGTTGACTGGAGCGGTAACCGGCAGCGGAACTTCTTCCATAGCTACTACTTTTAATTCTTCGCAATCTTTCGCAAATAATTTAGCAATAGTTTGGACGAATTCCGGAGTATCTCAATATATCGTAGAAAATACTTTGTCGTCTTCAACCAAGTCTTTTTCTTTAAAAACATCGGCAGGAAGTGGTCAAGTATACTGGGATATGAATTTTAGCCCCGGCTCCACTTCTACGCAAGACGGAACGTTTACTTTAAAATATCGAAACGACGCTTTAAACAATACGCAAACCGCTTTTAGCATTGCATTTCAAAACGGCTTCGGGATTATAGAGTGCAAGATGCCTTTGAACGCTTCTAATCATCAAATATTAAACGTAACAGACGCTATTAACGATCAAGATGCAGTCAATAAACGCACTATGCAAAGCTACGTGTCTAGCGTAGTTAACTCCGAGTTAACTTCCCTATCCGCCCTCAACTCTACTGGGCTAGTTTGTAGAACGGAAACTGCAACCTATGCTTTAAGATCAATTAGTGTAGGAGCGGGTTTAAACATATCAAACGCAAACGGAGTGAGCGGAAACCCATTAATCGGAGTAAACGCGGAATTACAAGGAATTGCGGCTTTATCCAGCGGCGCCGCGGGTTACGTAGTGCGAAGCAACGCCGGAACTTATCGCGTCAATATTTTTCAAGCCGGTACTTATATTAGTCTTTTAAACGCAAGCGGAATATCCGGAAACACCGTGATAAGTTGCACGGCTCCGCCGTACCTCGGGGTTGATATGGCGCACTCTTATACTACCTCATCATATATTACTACCATGTCTTCGTTTGGTTTCTACAAACTAATTGAAACTACTACTTTTGCTACTTCAAATTCTGCGTCTTTCGATTCCGGCTCTTCTGCTACAAGTAATAGAATTAGAAAAAAAACGGCGGGAAACGGATGGGTAAAATTTACGGCTTCCGTAACTTTTTTATATGTTTATACCCCTACGCAATATGGAACGAGGGAAGTTAGTATAGGGTTCGGCAGAAACGGCCTTACTTCGATCGGAATTTATTCTTCAATGGATTTAGCGCCGGGAGTTACGACTACTATGACTATAGATCAGGTAATTTTGATGAGCCAAAACGACTATGTAGAAGTTTTCGCATCTCATGAAATCGGCGGAATACTTTTACAAACTTCAAATTTTTACTTTTCGGCCATTCTACTACAATAATTAATGTTGAAAGATTAAAATTTTAATATTACTGTAAAATTGGTTCAATTAAAGGAAGCTTATGAATGTCACTTTTTCTGCCGAGGATCTTCAGATTTTTTCGGAATACGTAGATAAACAATATGTCTGTTTAAATATAATACATGATCTTTTAAGTATTAAACAAATTGGTTTAATCACGGAAGAAAGAAAAGAAGTTTTATTAAAAGACATACGACAATTAAAAGAAAATCTGGGAAAAATAGAAGGAGTTTTAAACAATGAAAGACATTAACGGTTTGGGCTTAAAAGAAATTAAAGCCGCTTTATCTAATAGCGAGAAAAACTTTTCTTTTGCGATACATTGTAACTTACTGCCAAAACTTGCTGAGATTTTTTATAGTTCTAAAATCACGGAAAACAATAAACTCACGGAAGAATATATGGAAATATTCGGGGTCTTTAAAACAAAATTCGACGCATTTTTTAGCGAAGTATCGGACTTTTACGCTCTTTCTAAAAATAACGCGACGCAAATAAATTCTTCGGAAAACTTGCAATTTGCGCAACAAGAAGAGCAAGCATAATAAATGTCTTATGTTAGGGAAGGAAATTTAAATATACCGACCACCGTAAATATACCGCGGACAATCATATCGGCGGTTGATTACGTAATGGAAGTGCATACGGTCTGGATAGCTAACACTAGCCCCATAGATATTTTTCTTAATTTGAAACAAATTACGGTAGAAGGAGCCGGGGCACCCGTCGAGGGATGGCGCATTTCAAATCAACGGTTAAAAACCAACGAATGGAGAAATTTTTTAATCTCCCTCGTCGCGGATAAAGATCTAGCATATCCGGTGTCTTATACTTTGGTTCCCGGTCAAAGCTTAGTAATGTTTTCCAACTCTTCGCAACAAGCATTCCAAGGGTCCGTTATGTACAGGGAGTTCTTAGAAACATGATAAAAAGCCCGAGCGTTAAAGATTCTCAGACGATAGAAGAACTAGACAGAATGTTTAGGTACGCAAAGAATTCCGAAACTCGTAAAGCATGGTTCGATAAAGATTTACAAAATAGAAAACTTTATCGCGGAGAGCAATGGACCGAGGCTTATTTATCGGAATTTAAAAAGCTCGGCATAGAACCATTGGTATCTAATTCTATTAAAACTTTTTTGAATAATCTAAGCGCGACGCAAATTAAAAACGCTAGAACCATAGCTTATAAGCCGACTACTAATCAGCCTAGGCACGCTATAATGTCTTCCGATTTAACCAAAGCTATAGCCGTAGTTCAAATTCAGCTTGGCTTTTCTTATATAGTGTCGCTTAAGTATCTGTCCGCTTTGATCGGCGGGCTTGGATCTAGTAAATTCGGCACTAATCCGGACGGAAGTTTCTTTTTTAAACATATAGATCAAAGGGAAGTTTATTTAGACCCCGACGACCAGAGTCCGAGGTACGACGAAGGCGCTTTCGTTTGCCATTCTTTTTTTACCGGCGTAACTAACGCGGTGCAAGAATGGCCAAAGTATAAAGATAATTTTGAGTCGTTGGTATCTAATTCCTCTTCACAGAGTCAAAGCTATTTTTACGAACGCGCTTATTACGATTCTAACTCCTGGGTCAGCGGAAAAAGCGTTAGAATTACGGAAGTCTACTACAAAAAAAACGTAGATTATTATGAAACTATCGTAACTTATCCGGAAAATCCCGAGCCCGACGAAATAGCCTCCGACGTGGTTTTTAAAACTTTCGACGAAGAGTTTGCGATGGAAAAAGCAAAGCTGAATAACCCTAAGGGCGGAAAAGCTAAGAATAATCCAAAAGGTACGGTTGAAAAAAAACTAGGTACGCAAATTTGGAAAGGCGTTTATTGCGGCGACATGTTACTTGAACATGGGCCCTTGGCAGACCAGGTCCCGAATCAAAAATATTTCCCGATCACTACCGTATGTATTCAAAGAGATTATCTCGGAATACCCTACGGTATAACCGACGATCTAACTTCGCTAAATTTAGCGCGAAACTACGTATTTACCAAGATGGTAAATACGATAGGTCAAACCTTGCTTATTACTTCAGATCCGCAAGTAAACGAAAGCGAGGTTAAAAAACGCCTGGAAACCGCCATGGGAATGAAACGCGGCGTGATTTATCTGTCGGACGCCGGTAACGCTAAATTAATCAGCGGTACGAACGAGATCGAACAAATGTATAAGACTTTAAATACTATCAGTTCCGATCTTCAATTCGTTACGCAGCAGTACGAAGAGTTCCGCGGGGATAGAAGCAATGCGGTCAGCGGAGTAGCCAAGCAAATGTCTATAGCGCAAAGCAAAAGGGCGCAGACTCCTTTATCGTTGATTTGCGAATATATGCTGTTTACCGAGGGGCGACTTTGGTTAGACACGATTCAAGGCATGGGAAAGAAAATCGCATATGCTTTTGCGGTCTATAAATCAGACAATAATATATCCATGGTTAACTTAGACGACGGGTTAAGACTGATTTCGTTTGAAGTATATAACGACGTGGGATCTCCCGCGACCATGGATTCCGAAGAAGAGTCGGCGCTTTTTGCGCAAATTATGGCTCATCCTCAGGCTCAGCTGATCTTTTCCTCGATAGATTTATTGAAAGCCGCGGGAGCTTCGGAATATACCGCGGAGAAATGGAGCGCGGCGTTTAAAAATACTATGAACGAACTCGCTCCTAAGCCCGCGGAACAAGGCCAAGGAGCCCCTCCTACTCAAGAACCGACACAATAATTAATAGGAAAAACTATGGAAAACGAGCAAAAAGAAGAAGTTTTAGAAGTAAAAAACGACAAGATGGATTCTTTATTAAAAATTTTTGTACCGGATAATGCTACCGAAGTTTCTGAAAAAGAAAAATCAGATGAAAATATAGAAAAAGTTTTAGAAGAACCGAAAGATAAAAAGTTTAAACTCTTAGAGTTAGATACGAATATCGAAATAAAGCCCAAAGAAAATAAAGCGCTTGAAAAAGAAGCGGAAGCGGAAATCGATTTAAAAAGATATAGGGATGCACTCAAATGGGGACATAACAAAAATCGCGTTTTAGTAGAAACGAAGAAAAAAATATCGGAATTTTTAGAAAAAAAGAAAGAAGAAGGACTTATAGAAGAAGAAGAAATAGAAGAAATTAAAGGTTTATTTTCTAAAGAACTGGACGAAGATTTTTTACCGGAGCCAATCGTAAAAAACGTCGATATGAAAAGCGAAAGAGCTCTTAATATTAAAGAAAAGCTAGATAAAGAATTCAAGTTATACAAAAAGTACAATAAAGATCCTAATTTAGACGATATTTACGATTCTTTTTTTGAATACGGCTGGGCGTTTGAAAAACCCGAAGAACAAGAAAAACTTCTTGATTACTTTGAAAGTTTTTTTGAAAAAGAACGGTCAAACGAAGAAGACGGGCCCGAAGCGATAATAGATTATATCATAGATAGCAGCCAAAAACTTTACGGCAAAGTTTATTCAAAAATACGCAAGTCCGGCGGAGTCATGGAATATATACTAGATGCAGATGAAGAAATGGCAAAATTACAATCCAAGATAGAAAAATTAGAAGCTAAATTAAAAAATTCAGCAGAAGAAATTGAGCCGGTCAAAAAACCGGCTTACGCTAAAAGCATAAATTCGCGTCAAAGTTATTTAGAAACACAAAAAACCGAAAACGCTTCGGAAAATTTAGACGACTTTTATTTTAGGATTCTAAATTCTAAATAATTTTAAGGCGAATAAACGAGCATTTAGCTTGGCTCAAAGGAACATTCGCGCGAAGAAACCAAAAGGCGGCATAGCTCCTTCCCTTTAAATCTTCCTGCGTTTTACTTCCTACTACTCCAAGAGATTTTACCTCGAATTAAAAGAGTTTTTTAATTTATGAGGTAAATATTATGAGTAATTATTCAAAAACATTACAGCCCGAACTCTTTGAACGTAAAGCAATCAAGCCATACGTCGAAGAATACGTAAGAACTTTTCCATTTTCCCAATTTATGGGTAGTGCCGGGAAAAATATTATTCGAGTCCAAAAGCTAGAGAAAGGACAAGGAAGCTCTATTCAATTTCGTTGTCAACAAATGTTTAAACCTACCGTAGCATACGGAACGCAGCAATTGTGGGGTTTGGGCGATAAAACGGTTTACGCTACGGATTCGGTTTCCGTAGATATGTTTAGATTTTCGCACGAATTCGATTCTTTTTCCATGGATGAATTATCGGTTGATATAAATTTGATGCCGGGAGCGCATGCGTCTTTAAAGTATCAATCCATGTATTTAAATAATCTAAGAATACTACAGCAATTCGGGCTGTGCTTCACTCCGCAAGCACAAGTAATTCCGAACGTAGAATTAAGTTATGCGGATTTACGAGATAATATAGTCGCATGTCTTCTTGACGATCCCACCGGTATTTCAAGACAAAGGGTGGTCTTTGGTTTTGATAAAGGTTTAAACGCGGCAAGCGTCGGTGCCGCTCTTGACGCAGCGGTACTAGACAACGCAGCCGAAGATAAACTTACGGTTAATCATCTAAGAAAACTTAAAATGCTCGCAAAAATGGGCTCAAGAACCAACATAGCAAACAAAGAAAATCCATTGTCTCCTTATATGCTTAAGTTTTTGAACGGCGCCGAGGCTCCGCGTTATGTTTATTTTGGATCTCCCGAAGCGATTTTTTCTTTAATGCTAGATCCAATTTGGACTGCACAAGCTACGAGAGGAGTCGTAACGGATAGTATGCAACCGGAATTTCTAAACGGCGGAGATTTTAAGGGCATGATTGATGGCATCTTAGTTTACGAAATCGAGGGACTCGGCGACTATACTATTACTAAAAACGGCGTTTCTTACTGTTACGGGGTTCTTTTAGGAGCCGACGCGCTTGGTTATGCTATATATCAAATTCCTACGCTAGTTCCCGAAGCCGTAGATTACAAGTCTAAAAGGGGTATAGCGCATGAAGAAATTTCAGGCTTTAAAGCATTAAAATTTCCTTCAAAAACAGATCTTGCACAAAGGGGCGTTAATCCCTTGAAAGTAGAAAATGGCATTATCCATTCTTTCACGATCAAAGAATAATTAAGGAGAATATATATGTATACGCAACGATTTTTAGTGACTACCGCGGGCAACGCTCCGGTTGCCGCTACTAACAATAATAACGCAGTCACCGGCAATCAATCCGCCAAATGGGCTGGAATTGCCGTGACTAACGCCGGAGCCGCGGGCAACGTAGCGGCAAACGCCGGTCTTACCATGATTTCTACGGTTACTGAAATAGACAGAAGAAATTCTATAACTTCTTTAGTCGTAGTTACGGTCGCGGAAAATCTTTTGGCAGACGTAGCGAATTATATAGTGATAGATCCGGAAACTTTTAGGTTTGATTCTAAAATTACTATAATCAACGCTACGTTGCTTGGAGTACTTACTTCGGCTACCGGCATTACTACTACTCCGCCTATAGCCGGTGCGGTAGCGGATAATGCACTTGGAGATGGAAGAACGTTAAAAGTAGACGTGAGAAATAATCAAATCATAATTAAAATTCTCACCGGTCAACAAGCTAACGTTCAAGGTAAAAAACTAATCGTAGAATTCGAATATATTAACGCGGCATAATTATGAACGTATCAGAAATATTGGACCTCACACACTATATGGCCTTTGGATCTGGTACGTCTACGGCTAAAGAAAAAGAACGCTATCTTTTATTCTTAAATTTAGCGGACTGCGAATTATACGAAATAGCGGCGGCGCAGAATTATTTTTTGAGAACCGATTTAGACGTGTTTTTAACCGTCGGTACAGATTATATAACTAAGCCCGCCGATACTTTTTCTATTACAAAAATTTCGAACGGACAAGTCGAGTTTAAACTCGAAAAAGAAAGCACGCTAAAAATTCCCTCTTATTCTTATATAAGAAAAAACGGAAGAATTTATACGGATATTGCAAACTTATATTCGAAAGCGGATCCCGACGATGGAATTTCAAAAAAATATTTAACTTTAGAAACCGTACCAAATAGAAAAATTTTAGTAGAACACGTGGCAGACGCGGATACGGAACTCGACGCGCCGCTTTATCCTACCACTTCGCATAGGGCTTTAATCGAAGGAACTTTATATTATCTTTTCGAATCTATCAGGGGTTTAGAGCAAAGGGCGCTTGGACAATATCCGAAATGGGAAAAAGCTAAAAGGGAGCTAGCTAATATTTATATAAATGGAGGGTTGTAATGTTTCAAGGGTATCCGGAAACTATTAAACTTCCTTTTCCCTTTAATGGAATCAACGCAAACGCGGCTACCGATCCTTCATATGCAAAATACATCCAAAATATGGTGCTGTCCGAAAATAAATCCGGAGAACTTAGAAACGGCACTAATCTAATAGCTTCTTTTGAATTCGACGCGGAGAAAAAATTTACCGATCAAATAGGAATATTTTCTTATTTGAAAACCGACGGTTCGGCCGAGATTTTAGTATATCAAAATTATTTATCTAAATTTCTACCGGACGTTTTAATGGAAGCGGAGGACGTAACGGTCGAGGAAGTTACGTCCAACGTAACTAAAATTAGTATATCCTTAGTTGCGCTTACTGACAATCAAAAAGCTATCGCGGCGAAACAAATTTTTAACGATGTCAGAATTTATATATCGCAAGATATAGGCGGAGATATATATCCGGATTATGCGGATATATCGAACGTTATTTTTACAGAAGAAGAATTAACTTTTAATATTCCTTTTCCTTTAGCTTTTTTTAAACTCGACGGAGGAGATCCCGATTTTGAAATTTGGGTAGAGCGCGGAGCTATTTATAAAATAGAGAGCGGAGCATATTCCGAAAATCCGCTGAAAAGCGATTTAGATCCAAACGTCATTCCTATATCGTCGCAGTTTAAAAATTTTCTATTCATGTGTAACGGCGTGGATCCGGTATTAACTTACGACGGAACCGAAATTAAAAACGCGCAAGGGACCTTATCGCTGGTTTTAACCGAAATTTCAAACGTAGCAAGGGTATTTACGCTAAAATTTTCTAATCAGTTTTTAGCTTCGGTAACCGACAATATATATCCCGCGGCTAATATTTCGCTCTCATATTCCGAAATAGGAAACGTGCTGCAGGAAGTAATAGTATCAAGCATAACTTTTTCCGAACCGAACGGAGAAGGAATAGTAACCGCTACTTTAACCGTCGATAGAGATCCCATCGAAAACGTAAACGGTATAGTTTATAAAACGGATATTCCGCTTGCGTTTAGTTACGTATATTTAGCTCAAGATAGAATGTGGGCTTTAGGCCCGGGTAGGCCAATTAAAGATATATTCCGTTCTTTTGGATATTCAACGTCTGTATATTATAGCTATAAAGTAGACGATCCCGAAGGCTGGTTTAATCCCAAAACGAATCAAATAGATTTTATAGATATAGCTTCCCGGTCCGACGGTTCCGAAAATTTAGAAGCTATAAAAGCGCACTCTGGAAAAATGTTATTTATAGGAAGGGAAACCTGCCAGGTCTGGGAGGGATACGACCCCACCTTGCTTGACGACGGTCAAAAATTCGAGCTTCAAGATTTTAAGCACGTTATGACTAAGCCTATCGGTATTATACAAAAAAAGCTTTTTTGCGAGACTAGTAACGATTTATTGTTTTTCTCAA